GCAAGCAAATCGATAGTGTGATTGCCGAAGGACCGGGCAAGGTCTACGCGGAGGTTGGCAATCCAAGCGACAAGAAGAAACGCAACCGATACGAGATTTGGTACGGATACGTCACATTGACACGTGACGACATGTCAATTCTGGAGGCGATCGGTGTCGAAGATTTGCCGGAAGATCAGGACGAGGTACATGCGATCGTATCGCTGGTGAATGACACGGTAATCCGCGCAATCATCAATCCGCTCGATTCAGGCTCGTTTCCGTACCATGTCGTGACGTGGACGCGTCGCCCGGGACATTGGGCAGGTGTTGGCGTTGCGGAGCAGATGAGCATGCCGCAGCGCATGTGCAACGCGTCCACGCGCGCCCTGTTGAACAATGCAGGGTTGTCTGCGGGTCCGCAAATCGTCATCGATCAGATGGGGATTATTCCGGCTGACGGATCATGGAAACTGACGCCGAACAAGATTTGGTACAAGACTGGCGATTCGACTGCCTCCGATGTGCGAGAAGCATTTTTCGCCGTCATCATCCCGAGCGTGCAACAGCAAATGATGGCAGTCATCGAATACTCGATGAAACTGGCCGAAGAATCGACGGGTATTCCGCTGATCACACAGGGGCAGACCGGACCAACAAGTCCTGAGACATTCGGTCAGGCTGAGCTACAGGATAATAACGCGCACACATGGCTGCGCAGCATCGGTTATCGGTTTGACGACATGATTACCGAGCCGCTGGTCAATGATTACTACGAATGGTTGTTGCTTGATCCTGACGTACCGGACGATGAGAAGGGCGACTTTCAGATCAATGCGCATGGCTCTATCGCGATGGTTGAGCGCGCGATTCAAGAAGCCACGCTGATGAATATGTTGCAAGCATCCGGCAACCCTGCATTCAAGATCAATCCGGCGAAATTGTTTGCGGCCTATCTGAAGGCGAAGCGACTTGATCCGCGCGAAATCCAGTACTCGAAGGAAGAGCAGGATCAAATGGACAAACAGCCGCCACAACCGCCGCTGCCGATCGCGCTGGAGCAATTAAAGGGGCAGAACGCCATCCAGAAAGTGCAAGCGCAGGGGCAGATCGACGGGCAGTTGCAACAGCAGGAAGATCAAGCCGAATTGCAGCGCATCCAGCGAGAGGCGGCGCACGAGCAGCAAGCGCTGCAAAACGGCGGCACGACGCCGCACATGGCGCAGGCAATGTCACGCATCGAGCAAGAGCGGATTCGCGCGACAACGGCGCAGAACGTCGAGGCATCGCGGGCCAATGCAGAAGAGGCGCGAGCACAGAAGGAATATGAAATCGCGCAGCAGAACGGACAATTCAAGTTGGAGGAAATGCGGCTTCAAAAAGAAATTGCCTTGCTCGAATATGCCAACAAACGTGCGCTAAATTTAGACCAGGTGAAAGCCGAATTGGCGCAATCTGCGATGGACAATTCCACCAAAAAAGATTTGGCCGCAGCCGAGATTCAATTGGCCGTGACAGAGGGTGACAAGAATCGCGGCGTTGATCTGCATAAGCACAATACGAGCTTGGTGCGCGACGAAATGTCCACACCAGTGACGCCGTAATGAAAAAACCGTTTGCACTGACCCGTGATGAGCGCAATTCCGCGCTTTGGAACAAGTTGATCGATCATTGGGAGTCGCGGCTTGAAGTGCTGCGCATACAGAATGACGGCGACAAAAGCGACATTGATACGGCCAATCTGCGCGGGCGGATCGCGCAAGTGAAGGCCGACATCGCGCTCGGCAACGAATTACCAGATTTGGATTACACGCCGCCCCGATAACACGGCACGGCAAGAGGTGGCAACCCACGCGATAAGCGCCGGTTGTTGATGAAACGAACTTCGGTTCGTTTTTTTATTTGTGGAGAAGTAAATGGAAAACGATAGCCCAGCAGACGACGGTCAATTTGAATCTGGTTATAGCGAGCCCACGGAGACGCCGGCACAAGCAAAACAGCCAGAAGTAAAAGAAGCAGTAGCAGAACCCGTCGACCCACTGCAAGCGGTTATCGCACGACTCGATAAATTCGAAGCGAGTCACAGCACGCTGGCCGGCCATATCGGCGGACTTCAACGAAGCCAGAAGGACATGCAGAGCACCTTGGCCGCCGCGCAAGCAGCCACTAAGACCGTTTCTGACGCGCCGACACAGGCCCAGGTGAAAGACGCAATGACGAACCCGGCTGAATGGGATGCGTTGAAAAATGAATTTCCAGAATGGGCAACGGCAACCGAGAAATATATGGATGCAAAGCTGGCCACGCTTCGGGCGCCGCAAGCTTTGGACCCGGCCGCGATTGAAAAAATCGTTGGTGAACGGGTTGCCGGAGAAAGTGCCGCGGTGCGGAAGGAAATCATTGACGCGTCACTCGATGCTGTTTTTCCTGATTGGCAAGTTGATGTCAAAACACCGGCATTCGCTGCATGGCTCAAGACGCAACCCGCTGCAATTGCGGATCTTGGCGCGTCTGAGAAAGTAGGTGACGCCGCCCGCATGCTGAAACTTTATGAGATGTCGAAGCAGGCAAAGCCGGTCACTGAGCCAATCAAGCAAGTCTCCACAAGACAAAAACGAATTGAGGCAGCAATTAACCCGAAGGGTGCGGGCGGTCATGCTGCCGGCAGCTCGGACGTAGATGAATTTGAATCCGGAGAGTCCGGGTGATCAACCAATTTAGGAAAATATTATGACCATGCAAACATTTGCCCTGACTACTGCGCGAATCGCAAAGTACAAAGGTGAAATTCTGAAGCACGCCAAGCCGTACGAATGTCTCGTGCGCGTTGGCCGTCAAATCGAAATGTCAAAAAATTCAAGCGACACGTACGTCGCTCGTCGCTTTTTGCCATACGGTGCGACAGCAGCCGCACCCAACATCTTTTTCCCGACCGCTACCGGTGATCGCGGCAATACGATCGTTCAGGCACACTTGACGCAAGAGGGTGTCACGCCGACGCCTGACAGCATCACACCGTTCGATATTACTGAGGTCGTGCAGCAGTATTCCTGCCTGTATGGCTTCTCCGACAAGACCTATGATTTGTACGAGGATGACATCCCCGAGCAGATGAAGATTCAAGTCGGTGAGCGCGTCGGGCTGGTCAATGAGATGATCGTGTACGGCAAGCTCAAGTCTTGCACCAATGCGTTCTATGGTGGCGCTGGCACTTCACGCGCGACTGTTGCCGGCCCAATGACCCTGGCCCTGCAATCGTCCGTTGTACGCACCTTGATGGCTAACCACGCATTGCCTGTTACCAAGCTGCTGAAGCCTTCCGCTTCGTATGACACGACCGCTGTTGCGCCGGGCTATTTCGCTTATTCGCACACCGATCTGGAGCGTCAGATTCGCGATTTGCCGAACTTTACGCCGGCGGAAAAGTACGCTACGGGCACGCCAGAAGCGGGTGAAATCGGTAAGTGTGAACGCTTCCGCTACATCCTGTCGCCTGACCTGCCATCGTTCCAAGATGGTGGTGCTGCGATTGCATCGTTCACCGGCTCCGGCGCGGCATATTCGACTACCGGCACTTTGATGGATGTGTATCCAGTCGTCGTGATGGGGGCCGATGCATTCAGCCAAATTTCGGTGCGTGGCGTATCGGCACTTGATCCGACTTTCCTTCCGCCAGGCGAGAAGTCGAAGAGCGATCCACTCGGCCAGCGCGGCTATGCCGGTACATCGTGGTGGAAGGCCGTCATGATAGAGAACAACTTGTGGATGAGCGTTGTGTATGTCGCTAGGGCTTCCTAAGAGCTAAATAGCCTTTATCAAGCATAAACATTCAACTGGTTTAAAGGACTTATAAACAAAAACCATATATAATATTCCCATGTTATGAGCACGGGAGATTGTGATGGCGGTCGTTAAAGTTTGTGAAAATTGCAGCAAAGAGTTCAGTGTTCCTAATCGTAGAAATGAGACAGTCAGATTCTGTTCCCTGCCATGTAAAACAGCTGGGCGACGGAAGATGGTTGAGTGCGCATCGTGCAAGACGATTTTTTCTTGCGAGGCGCACAAAGAGCAGAAATATTGCTCCCGCACTTGTTACCACGCTGGAACGAAGGGCGCGAAGCATGCAGTCGATCCAAATCAGGAGTTTTATTACAAGGATTGTGAAGTGTGCGGCAAGAATTTTCGCGCGACACTTACGCGAAAGGATACTGCAAGGTTTTGCTCAAGAAAATGCCAATCAAATAGTCCTGCTTATCGACTCGAAGTATCAGAGAAAATGCAGGGCGAAAAACATTGGCGATGGGCGGGCGGCAAATACAAAAACCACAGTGGATATATCAGGCACAAAAGCAAGGTGCTTGGTACAGAAACCGTGACTATGAATCACCGATCCGTGATTTTCGCGGCCATGCTGAATGAAAACCCAAGGCATCCGTTTATTGTTTCTAATGAAGATGGCGTCTTGAAGTTGAGTTCGGAAATTGAAGTGCATCACATAGATCGAAACAGATCGAATAATGTACTTTCAAATCTGCTTGCAGTAACAAAGTTAGCGCACTCGCAAATACATCACCACAACTTGAAGCCAAAGCCGTGGGAATGTTGGCCGAGTAATCCAATAGCTTGGTAAAAGATATACACAAATACAAGGACTCTCCGGGGTCCTTTTTCATTTTAAGGAGTCATCATGCAAGATTCTCTCTCTGCTTATTTGGCCGGGATGGATTGCGAAGGGGATCGCGCTGCGCTGCAACCGATCCTGTTTGCAATCGCTGACCGCATGTCGTCGCAAGCTACGTCAACCGCTGGTCTTGTTATCAAGTCTGGCGGCGGCGTGTTGGCGAAAATTGGTGCTGTCGCTTTTCAAGGGATTGCCAATGGCAAGCCCGTGACGATCGCAGCGTCGACCGACATGCCCGCGCTTGTTGGGGTAATCACCGCAGCATCGTTCAACGTGTTCTGCTTCTTTATCGATTCGGCCAGTGTCGTAACGGTCGCAATGGGCATCGAAGGAACCACGCTGGCGAAGGTGAAATTTCCAACCTTCCCGCAAGGTAAAGCGCTCGTCGGTTACTTGATCGTCACCTACGCATCGACATTCACCGGCAACTCGACTGCACTCGACACGGCAACGACGAATTATGTCAGTCCTGTCGGTTCGTTTGATCCAACCATCAGCTTGTCCTAAATTAAGGAAAAATCATGAGCACTATTGTAAGCGGCGTCGCCGGCGAAACCCGAAATATGGTGAGCACGGCTTTTGTGTTGGGTACTACCAGCACGTACACCACGACTGTCACATCGACTTGCGTGATTAATGGCATCTTCGGCACCACGTTGGGCGCACAGACCAACACGGCGTCGCCAACTACGGATGCAACCACGGGCGCGGCATTCGTTCCTCTCACAGCAAATCAGGCGACTGTTTTGGTGTGGGGCATCAATGCTGCCGGCGCGATCAAATTGGCGCAAGGTTCGATCGTGCCGACTGAGACGGGCGTTACCACGACTGCCGGCGCATTCATCAATGCGCCACAGTTCCCGGCATTGCCAGATGACTTCTGCTGCATAGCATATCATTTGGTACGCACCTCGCCGACTGGTAGCGCGTTCACAGCCGGAACGACATCTTGGACGGCATCAGGCATTACGTGTACGACTGCGAAGAACATCTCCGTTCTGCCAGATAGGCCAAGAATTGTTTGATTGTAGTTCAACCGTAGCATTCAATGCCCACCTAAGACGTGGGCATTTTCATTTAAGGAATCAATATGGATGCAGTAAATAACCCGGTAAAACGTCAGTATCAGCGCAAGGAAGTCAGCACGGCAGATATGGACATCGGCCAGCGTCCGAATGTTGATCTGGAAGACTTGGTGAATTTCATTCGCGGCGAGTCGATTGTTGACAACGTCGGCGAAAAACCGCTCCTGCCGGAATACGCGGATGCGCTTGCATTCATGGAAGAGCCCGTGACGATCCGCATCGAGGAAAACAGCCGCAGCGACTTCCCTGAAACGCACGTCCCTGTTGCGGTGAATGGCAAAGAAGCCGAAGTCCTGCAAAACGGCCAATGGCTGGCAATCGGATGGCTGCCTGTTGGCGTGCCGCTGACGACCAAGCGCAAATACGTCGAAGTTCTCGCGCGTGCCAAGCCGGACGCGATCCGCACCGTTCACGATGATGCGAACGTCGAGCGCCCACGCAATACGGTGCAGCGCCGCACTAGCTCAAGCTATCCGCTCTCGGTGATCCGCGATGACAATCCGCGCGGCCACGAGTGGCTATCCCGGATCATGATGGGTCACTGAAGTGCAGAAATATCGCGATGCACTGTTTAACCAGTTGGGCGTTCCAATTGTCGGCGCGTCGGTACTGGTAACGACTTATCCAGCGGGCGCAGTCGCGACGATTTACACGGGGAACGGCAGCGGCGCATTAGCCAATCCGATGACGACCGATAGTCTCGGCCAGTTCTCGTTCTACGCTGCAGACGGTCGCTATACGCTCACCATCAGCGGCAGCGGGCTGACGGTCGAATCTGTCATGGATGTGCTGCTTGAGGATAGCCCGGCAACGCTGGCCGCGTCTGGTGGCGCTGCGCTGGTCGGGTTCAATCCTGCGGGCGGCTTGTCGTCGACCAATGTGCAAGCCGCGATTGTGGAGTTGGCCGGTACGGTGTCCGGAAAAGGTACGGTGTCATCGGTCGCTGTTGCAACTGCGAACGGCGTGTCCGCATCCATCACCAATCCGACAACGACACCATCTATTACGCTGACGCTGGGCGCGATCACGCCGACAACCGTCAATGGCAACACGATCACAACCGGAACAGGCGTGTTGACGTTAGCAGCTGCTAAAACGCTCGCGGTCAGTAATACGCTGACGCTTGCGGGCACTGACGGCACGGTCATGACGTTCCCATCGACATCAGCAACGATTGCGCGAACAGACGCTGCAAATACATTCACCGGCACGCAGACGATGGGCG